ACAACATCATCATTTACCCAAGATGTAGAATATAAGTTTTGGTGAAACTCATTAATAACATCTTGCATGATTTGTAGTGTTTGAGAATAAGTGTCAACCCTTGTGGTTCTTTGGTTGTTTGGTGATGAACCCAATTCTTGATCATTAATCAAATCCATAACATATATGGAAAACGAATAAGTCATAACCCCTTTGTCAACAACTACCGTTCCTGGTTCTGCATATAATATAATGTAGTCACTTGCATTAAGTTTGTTTAAATCGACCTCATCAAGCATTCCTGAATGAAAGCTATTTATGTTAAAATGTTTTTCAGCTATCGTTTCTAAATATTCAACTACATTCCTAAAAGTTATCATAATTGTTTCTTTGTTTATTGTTATAGTCTTGAGTGTATGCTAAATATGTCAACACTTCTCTTATCGGTATTCTAGTTATTTTCCCAATGTCAAGTATTGAGTTTGATAAACTGTATAAAACATTATACCAACCCCACTTGCTTTGCATACTTACACCCTTTGCACTTTCTTCTCCTGTTGTTGTAAAAAGCTGTGCGAAGTCCTCGCCAATGCTTCGCCTAAAGTCAAAAAAAAACCTAAGCTACTTAATGCTATATCCATTGGACACTCCTTAAATAATTCCTCTTTAAATTCTTGAGGATTATATGTTTCAATAGTATATCTTTTATTTCTTTTAAATGTCACCTTCCTGTATAATATACTCATTATATTATGTAGGTTTTTAATTGGTTCTTTGCAATATGTTTCAAGATCAATATATTCTCCCGTGCTAATACTTGAAAGATTTGGAACGAATCCATATTCCTCATTCTTAAACATAAATGTCTTTCTAAATTCCTCTTCCTTCGGCTCTGTGTCAATCATCTTTTTAATTATACCCATTATCTCTAATAAGTCCTTGTAAGCCATTTTCTTTACCACAAAGGGTGTTGTGCTACACAATAGGGCTAAACTCTTTATAACCTTGTTTTTCTCACTTCCTTTGCTTTCTTGTATTTCTATATATTTCTGATATGTTTCTATTGTTATATCAGACCACCTGTCAGGGATTGTTAATTTAATCTCTTTCATTACTTATAAATATAAATTGTTACTATTTGTTTTTACGATATATAATACTTACCTGAATAAGACACCATTAATTTATTTAATGCAACATAACGAACAGAATCTATTGCATGGTTAAAAGCATCTATTGGTTTGTTTGTTATTTCGTTATTCTTATTCTTAATCCATTTATAATTTCTAAATTCTTTGATAGCATTAACACTTCTTTTTGTGATATTTAGCTTGTGCCTTTTTAGAACATCAATTCCAATACGAATAGAATCAGCTCCTTTTTTAGCGGGTTTGATATTAATACCGCCCATTCTAAAGATTTCTTCTATACTCTTTGGCTCAGCACTATCTGCATAAATTTCTATGCTTCTGTCAATTCCTAATTCCTTAATCTTGTGTGCAATGTCTTGATTGGTTAAACCTCTTTCATAAAGTAATTCATCAATATATAAATCAAGGTCGTGTTTATATACTTTTACTAATGATGTTGGATCAGCTGAGAATCCAAAATCTAATCCCAATGCAATCTGTTTTGCATTATCTGGAATACTATCAATTATATTAAATGACGGGAATATAGTTTCGGTTGCGACCCCCCGCTCCCCTTGACCAAAAACCCGCCATAAATTCTCATCAACTTCTTGCAGTCTTTCAATCTCTGCTATTGTAGCTTGTTCCAGAAATGGATTGTCTTTGTATGTTGAAACATAAAAATCAACATCTTCTCTGTCAGCATCAATAATGTGTGTGTATAGCCAATGATACTCTTCTGATGGATTAAAGTCAATAATTATCTTATATGTAGTTCTTAATGCTAACTGTGTGTAATCTTCAAATCCAAATTCATTGCATTCATTTAAAAACAGAATAGACCTTTTACGACCTCGCACCCTTTGTGGTTGATCAACACTTATAAATTCAACAATGTTACCATAGAGGTGATATAAGGCACTTGACTTATTGTGTAATCTTTCATCATATAAATTTTCTTTCTTTAGTATTTCAAAGAAATCTCTCATAGCTGTTCCCCTTAATGCTGGGAATGTCTTTCTAGCTATTGTAATATACAATCCTTTGCCCTTATTCTTATATGCAAACTCAATCAATGCTAATAGAATTGAATATGTTTTTCCGCTTCTAGTTCCACCCTGTAAAACACATATCCGCTTAGTTGATTGTTTTACATCATAATATGGTTTCGCTTGTTTCGTCATCATCATTAATCCAAGATGGTGGTGCTGCACTTACATTAACATTCTGGTCAGGCAATCCCTCAATCCTGTCTAAAATTTCTTTTATTGCTTTTAATTTTTCATTGTTATTACTATCCTTATGGAATGCTATTTGTATTAACATCTTAGCTATTGGTGAACCAAAGTCACCTTCACCACCCATATTAGTATCTTGTGTAGATAATAATTCTTTTAATACTGTTGCAACATTTCTTCTGCCTTTTGGTCTACCATTCTTTTTTGGTTGATTAGTAGAGCTGAACTGTGTTGCTTTGTTTGGAAATTTATTCATATCATTCCGTTTTTAAACCGTTAATTTATACTCCCAACTTGTGGTTATTCTATTTTCGCTTCCAAACTTTCCCACCTTCAATGTTCCACCGTGATTCTTTTTTCTTCCAAAAGAACAACATTTCCATTGCAAACTCTTTTTAAAGTAATTTATTAAACTTGGTGCTGAAGTTGTAATTCTATATCTAAATTTATTATTAATATATTTTTTACCTATGTATTCTAACAATCTAACACCAATTCCAATTCCTTGAAAATCAGGCATAACCACAACTCGGTGAACCCTT